CTTCTTTCTGGTTCGTTAATTATTGCCATAGGATTTTATTCTATAAATATCTAACAAAATAAATTATTAAATAGGACAAATTACATATTTCTTTTCGTCAGGAGGCATTGTTAAATCAATATTTTCCAATGTATCCTCATCAACATATTTGTAACCATTAACAACATTAAATTCTGGGTTAATTCTAAATCTTATTGCCAACCTTTTTTCATCACAACCTCGTTGTCCTTTGTTTGACCAATAAAGTTGAATGTATTTTATTGGTACGATAAATTCTTCATCGTAAATAATTCCACCCATTTGATCTTTAACTTTTTCTAAATATTTTTTTGCCTGAACATTAGTATCTAACCAAGTGTAAATTTTATCAATTAATTCATTATAAAGTTTACCAATAACTTCTTTTTGACCAATGTTTTCGGTTTGTTTAAAAATGGAAAAGAATTCAGACAGATAACTATCAATAAATGGATCTAATTTTTTTATTTCAAAATTTGTTCCTCCCGAAAAAATAACGTTACCTTCTTTGTCTTTTAGATCTTCGGTCGACTCCACATCCGCCTTTATGTAATACGTTCCACTTTTGAACGAGTTAACAAGACAATTTGTTATTCTAAAGAAAAGAAAATTTAAAGTTTGTTCTTTGTTATGAATTTTTAATAATGTATCAACTAATTTTTCTTTTGCGTCATCACTACAGTGATAATTTAATTGTAACCTCGTTGATTTTTTTTTGAAGTGTTTCCCCTCAAACCTTTTCTCATATTTAGCGTATTCTTTGGCTCTTGCAGCGGCCAATAAATCTTCAGTGTTACTTGGTATTGATTTAGTATTTTTTTGTTTTCTTAAAACTTTTCTTGTTTCATCCTCAGTAAAATCTTCATTATCAATGAAGTCTGAAATTAATTTTAAAAATTCAGCAGTTTTTTCCTTACTGACTAAAGAAAGATTAACGATCGTTGGAAACATACCAACATTTTTGAATCTATAAAAATTATTTAATCTATCTATTGATGTATCAATGAGTTCTGTTACTTTCTCGTCTTGAATTGAGTTTCTAAACGACAGTAATTTACAAAAAGAAGAATCTTGATTTTTTGATTTTATACATAAAGATTCTAAAGTCGTATATTTTTTTATTTGATTTTCTGTTATAGATTCTTTAAGTTGTTGTTTTTTTTTGTGTAAATTATAAAGTTCCTCAACAAAATTCCAATTGACTGCATCCCAAAACTTTTTAATATATTCATCTCGTTTGTTTTGGTATTTTAAATAATATGCGTGTTCCCAAACATCCAAACCTAGTAATGGATAACCACCACCTTTTACAATATTCATTAGAGGATTATCTTGGTTTGGAGTTGACATAATTTTTAATTTGTCGTCTTTTGTTAAGTATAACCAAGCCCAACCAGAACCAAATCTGTCTTTAGCCGATTCGTTAAACTCATCCTTCATTTTTTTTATATTACCAAAATCTGAAGTAATTTTTTTCAATATATTACCTTTTGGTAATTGTTTATTCGGTGATAACATTTTCCAAAACAAGGCATGATTAAAAGCACCACCAGCGTTATTTCTAACTTTGTCGTCAAATTTACTAATGGACTTAACAATTTCTTCTAAATCTAAATCTCCGTTTCTATCTTTTAACGCTTTATTTAATTTGTCAACGTAACCTTTGTAGTGTTTATTGTAGTGAACGTTCATTGTTTTGGAATCAATAAATCGAGATAAAGAAGAATAAGAATAAGGTAACTTCTCGATTCCAATTTTTTTCATTTCAAGAATTAAGTTGCTATTAATATTTTCTTTTTCTAATAAAAGAATTGATTCGTTAAGTGTTTTTAATTTGGATTCTATTTTAGACTCATACATTTTAATTTCTAAATGAGGGTAATCCTTTTCAAACATTTTAATTAACCTACCAGCATACGCATTCGCTTCGTCTTCATTTTGACCACCAATGTCAGGACCTTGATCTCTTTTTAAAACAGATCTTTGGTGTTCATGAACCCATTCGTGTGCCAAAGTCCTTAATATATCTCTATTAAGTCTACCATCGACTAATACTTTAATTAATGATTTGTTAGTTCTTGACCCCGTAGACATTTTACCGGTTTTTGAACTTAGAAAATGAATCCTTACGTCATCATTAAGCGGGAATTCTTTTTGTAAAAACTTAATGAATTTGTTTATTAAGTCCTTGTCTTTACCCTCAAATTTTTTATCTAAAAAAGAAACATGTGCCTTCATTAATGATAAATATCACTATCGTCTTTTATTTATCAGATTTAATATTTCTTCGGCAACATCACCAACATTTTCAGGTGTTTGGTCACCCATTACAGTTCTAATAATTTGTTTTTTCTTATTTAATATATCATAGATAACACCCTCAATTGTGTTATCAAATAAAGGATAATATACAAGAACATTTGATTTTTGACCATATCTGTATGCTCTATCCTCGGCTTGTGCATGTTCTGCGGGCACAAAAGATAAATCATTCATTATTACTACTTCAGCAGCAGTTAATGTTAAACCAACACCTGCAGCTTTTAAATTACCGACAAATATTTTTATTTTTTCATCGTTTTGAAATTGGTCGACAGCTTGTTGTCTTACAGAGTTAGAACAACTACCATCAAGGTAAACCGCTTGTTTTCCAAAATGATGGTAGATACTTTGAAGTGTGTCAGTAAAATTTGTAAAAATGATTACTTTTTTTCCTTGATCGATAATATTCTCCGCAAATTCTATAGTTTGTTTTACCTTTTCATTTGCAATTACTTTTCTAACTTTCATTAATTTTGAAAACTGAACTGTAAGTGACGAGGCTTCTTCAGGATTTTTATCGTACCAATCATAATACTCACCCATTAAGTTTTCATATTCTTTAGATTGTAACCTTAAGTAGACAGGAGTAATAATTTTGTCAGGTAAATCTAATACATCTTCTTTTAATCTTCTCAAAATTTGTTTTGAGGTCCTATCCCGTAATTCTTCTAAATTTGACGCTCCAGATACATTCCAAACTTTTCTATTACCCGCTTTGAATTGATACCCCTGACAGTATCGGATAGCATAAGCCATCCAATTCTGTGCTACGGGACTTTCGATGATACTCAAAAGATTGTAATAGTTCATTGGTCTTGATGTCATAGGTGTACCTGTCAACAACCAAACTCTTTTTATATTTTTAACAAAACTATTAATGATTTTAGTTCTTTGGGCTTGGACGTTTGAGATCATATGAGCTTCATCCAAAATAACCAAATCAAAATTTGATTTTAATAATAAGGAATTTTCTTTGTCTTTTGTGTCGTGGAAATTTTTTAATATATCATAATTTATTATGACAAAATCGGATTCAGTTGAAAATTTTTTTCCTTCACCAATAAAAACAGATCTATCTGAATAATTTGCAATTTCTCTTTCCCAATTTATTTTAAGTGATGCGGGACAAACAATTAATATTTTTTTAGCCTTTGTTTCTAATGCTGCTATTATTGTTGAAGTGGTTTTACCAAGACCCATGTCGTCGGCTAAAATAAATCTTTTAGACCCAACTAATTTTTCTATTGCTTCTTTTTGATGTTCTAACGGAGGTCTGTGACCATAAATTGAATAATCGATTTCTACCTTTTCAACAGTATGTGATTTTATTAATGCTGATTTAGGTACCCAAAATTCAGATAAATTATCTTTCTCGAAAAATTTACCCCATACATGGTATGATTTTTCTTTTTCAACAAGAAGTTTTTCAATGTATATTTGTTCAGGAACTTCCAATAGATATCTTTCTTCTGAAAACTTTTTTGCGAAATAAGTATCTAACTCAACCCACTTCCTCGCTATTTTTGGTATAACATTATGATATGTTATAATATATTCTGCCTGAGATCTTGTAGGGTAAAACTTTTTTGATGATATTTTTTTATTTTGTAAATAAAGAATATAGTTGTTTGCACCCGTATATGAATCGAGCATCTCAATCGCTTTGTGTTCCAATAGTGTTTGTATATTTTCCAAAACTACCTTTTAATAAAAATACTAATAAAAAAGATATTTATCAATAAAAACACAAAATGGCAAACAAAGTTCCAATAACAAGGTTAGGTAAATTTTTTGGTGAAGAAGATTTTAACTTAGAAATTGACATGGGTCAAGAATGGTTGGTAGGTGATATGAATTTTACTTGTGTATTATACAGGGTGGATAAAAACAAAGTTAAAGTTGATGATGTATATGGAGAAGCTCTTGAAGACGGGATCAAATTTTTACCTCCTATTGAATTTAATGCTTATGTCCAAATTGTTGCGCCTACAAATCAAAAACTTGGTTCTACTAAAATACAACAATCTGAACCAGGAAATATCACTATGTCAGTTTATTTAAAAACTTTGGATGATCTTGGTGTTGATATAAATTTAGGAGATTATGTTGGTTATTATGATTCTGAAGATTTTGTAAGGTATTATACGGTAGTTGATGATGGTCGTGTGTATTCCGATTTGAAACATACTTATAAAGGATATAAACCATTTTTTAGAACCATCATAGGATCATACGTGACACCTGATGAATTTAGAGCACTTTAATTATGGCATTACCAAAAAAACAAGTTAAACCATATCTACCGTTAACTTACCCAAAAACACTTTTGGCTAGAAGACATCAGATTGCAGATATGATATCAAATGATGGTACGTATCTTCCAAAGTCTTTATTACATGCCGATTTAGATAGAGGATTCTTAGATTTTGTTAAAGAGTCTTTAGAAACTATAGTTGAGGGAGTTAAAATTCCTGTTGTAGATATTTTAATTACTTCCCAAAATTGGAGTCAGTTTGTTGAAACATGGAACTTTCAAGACTTAGATAAAAACGTTGAGCCTCCTTTTATAACAATTATAAGAATACCTGAAGTTAAGTATGGTAACAATCCTGCAGTTATGTACAACATTCCTAATAGAAGAACATTTTATTACATGCAGGTCCCAACTTGGGATGGTCAAAGAAACGGAATGGATGTTTATAAAATACCACAACCAGTACCTGTGGATATTAAATTTACTGTGGCAATTGTTTGTAATAGAATGAGAGAAATAAATAAATTTAATCAAGTAGTTAATCAAACATTTGCTTCGAGACAAGCATATCAAGTCATTAAAGGTCATTATATTCCTATTATAAATGACGGAATAACCGATGAGTCTGTAATGGATGTTGATAAAAGAAAGTATTACATTCAGAAATATGATTTTACTATGATGGGATTTTTGTTGGATGAAAACGATTTTGAAGTTAGCCCTGCAATATCAAGAACCTTTTCAATGTTTGAAGTCGATTCTAAAACAAGAAAGAAAAAACAAAGGAGACCAATTCCGAATGACCCACCAAAAACAATTTTAAATTATGAAGTTGGTACCACTGGTTTAACCAAAAATTTTGAGTATACATGTAATTTATCTTTAACTAATTCTGAAAACGTAGATACCTACGAAGTTTATATTAATGACATGTTTTATGGTAATGACATTTTTACAATTCAAATCAATACAAACGACATTTTAAAAATAACAATTATTAGGGATGATAATACAAATTCTTCTTTATTAGAATTTACCGAGGATTTAATTTAATCACTCACCATAAACATCTTTTTTTTCCGAACACTTTTCAATTATTAAGTTCTCTAAAAACTTATACATTTTGATCCCTCTTTTATCACAATATTTTTTAAGGACTTCGTGAACTTCGATGTCTATTTTCAAATTTTTTATCTTCTTTATCTTTTTATCCATAATGGTAGAAAAAAGGCAGAATAAAATCTTACCAAAATATAAATAGTTTTTGTTTTGTAAAGTTTTTACAAAAAGAATGAATATTTATTAGAAAATAAAATAAATAATAGGAAAAAATAAATTATGGCAACTAACAGTAAAGTTTTTGTTTCACCCGGGGTTTATACTTCAGAAGTTGATTTAAGCTTCGTAGCACAAAGTGTTGGAGTAACTACTTTGGGTATTGTTGGTGAGACTATTATTGGTCCAGCATTTGAACCAATTTTCATCACAAACTATGATGAATTTACTCAGTATTTTGGAGGTACTTCACCTGAGAAATTTGTTAACACTCAAATTCCTAAATATGAAGCGGGTTATATCGCTAAAGCATATTTACAACAATCTAACCAATTGTTTGTAACAAGAATATTAGGATTATCAGGTTACGATGCAGGTCCTTCTTGGTCTGTAACAACAACCGCAAACGTAAATCCATCAACAATTGATGTTTGGTGTTTGACTGGTACAACTATTGATTGTGTACCTGTTTGTTTGGTACCAAGAGAAGAAAGTTATACAATCCCTTTTACCGCTTGTACTAATTCATCCACATCAGTAGGATTTACATTATCAGCATTTCCTAATGACTTATCACTTAAATTGAATGAGTCTTATGAAACTCCACAAGGAGGTACATCAACTATATTAACCCAATTACAAAATTTGGTTTATAACGTTATTACTGATGACACTCCATTTATTGCTGAAGATCAAAATGTTTATTATTTTGGTTCAGTTGCAGATGATGATTACCTTGCATTATTAAGTACTGGTTTCACCGCAACAACAAACGTATTCCAAGTACCTGCAGTACCATTCACAGAAAACAACCTTTCTTCAGGATTTAATGATTCTTGGTATTATGCATTGTTTGATCACGAATTAACAGGTTTCGGTTATACAGGTTACTCTTTCTTTGGATTAGTTCAAAATTTACAGAACTTTAATCCAGTACCAACACCTACACCTACATTTGCCGTATCACAAACACCTACACCAACTCCTTCGGCACAAAATCCTTGTATTACACCTTCGGCTCACGTTAACCCAACACCGACACCATCTCCAGTTCCTTTGAATTGTTACTCGGGTAATTTGGTGGTTAAAATGTATTACTACACAGGTACATCTTATACTGAGTATGATAATGTTGTTGTTGGAACTTTAAGATCAAGAGGTTTATCAACATATACAAGTAGTCAAAACCCTACTTACGAAGTAACAGGAACAACTGACGTTACGGTTGATATGACAGGTCAATATTCTTCAGTACTTAAAAACCCATACGCAACTTTTGCAGTTAACGCAACAAACAGATATGGTCAAAAATATACATTCGAAACATCATTTACACAAAATGATCCTGAATACATAACAAAAGTATTTGGAGTTACTAACTTCCAAAAACCAAGATTAGAAGTTCCTTTATTCTGTGAAGAAAGATTCCAATCATGGTTAAACTATTCATGGAAAAAAGGTTACATCAGAGGTCTTAATCCAAACTTAATAGAATTAGATTCAGCACAAAGTGGTGATGTTCACTCTATTGGTTGGTATTTGGATAGATGGCAGACCCCAAGTTCACCATGGCTTGTTTCAGAATTAAGAGGTAATAAAGTATACGACTTATTTAGATTCTATACTGTTTCTGATGGTGATGGTGCTAACACATTAGTTAAAGTTTCCATTTCAGATGTATCTTTTGGTAATGGAACATTTACAATCCTTGTTAGAGATTACTTTGATGTGGATTCTAATCCTGTTGTTTTAGAGAAGTTCACAAATTGTGGTATGGATCCAGGACAAAACAACTTTGTTGGAATTAAAGTCGGTACCCTTGATGGTGAATATGCGCTTAATTCAAAATACATAATGGTAGAAATCAATGAAGATGCTCCGATAGACGCACTTCCTTGTGGATTTAACGGATATAACTTTAGATTATACCAAGGAGCACAATCACCATTCCCTATCATTAAGGCTAAATATGACTACCCTGGTGAACCAATTTGGAATCCACCATTTGGTACAAGTACAGGTGTTGATGATGTTATTGTTAGTAATGGTGATAACATAAGAAGAACTTACTTAGGTATAGGAAACTTCTATGGTTGGGACTCTTCTTTCTATGAATATGTTGGAAAAAGAAATCCTAATAATACTTGTGATATCGATGGTATTGATTGGAATTATAGATCAGCAGGTTTCCACATGGATAAAAACGCATCAGGTATCACGATAGGTGCTGGATTTAGTACAAGTGGTAATCCAAGATTCGTATGTGGAGCATGGCCGTTCATTACAGATCCACAAGATCCTGCTAACGATTATTACAGATTATTCGCACGTAAGTTCACATTATTAGTACAAGGTGGATTTGATGGATGGGATATCTATAGAGAATCAAGAACTAACACTGATAGATTTGTTTTAGGTCGTCCAGGTTTCTTATATGGAGCTTGTCCTTCAGATAGATACCCTAACGCAACAGGATGGGGAGCATTCAAACAAATATCAATTGGCGACGGTACTCAAGATTTTGCAAACACTGACTATTACGCATACTTGTTAGGTCAACAAACTTTCGCAAACCCTGAGGCAACTAACATCAATGTATTTGTTACACCTGGTATTGATTTCATGAATAACGGAGATTTAGTTGAGTCAGCGATTAATATGATTGAGTTTGATAGAGCAGATTCACTTTATGTTACAACTTGTCCTGATTACAATTTATTCTTACCTACAACTACTGGTGGTGATGGATTTATTTACCCACAAGAAGTGGTTGATTTATTGGCAGACACAGGAATCGACTCAAACTATACAGCCACTTACTATCCATGGGTGTTGACTCGTGACACTGTAAATAATACACAAATTTACATTCCACCAACAGCTGAGGTTACAAGAAACTTAGCGTTGACTGATAACATCGCTTACCCTTGGTTTGCAGCGGCAGGTTACACTCGTGGTATTGTGAATTGTATTAAAGCACGTAAGAAGTTAACTCAAGAAGATAGAGACATTCTATATGGTGGAAGAATTAACCCAATTGCAACCTTCTCTGATGTTGGTACAGTAATTTGGGGTAACAAAACTTTACAAATTAGAGAGTCCGCACTTGACAGAATTAACGTAAGAAGATTGTTACTTCAAGCTCGTAAATTGATTTCAGCAGTATCTGTAAGATTATTGTTTGAACAAAACGACGCACAAGTAAGACAAGACTTCTTAAATGCGGTTAACCCAATATTAGACGCAATCAGAAGAGATAGAGGTCTATACGACTTTAGAGTTACAGTTTCAAGTGACCCTGAAGATATCGATAGAAATCAATTGACAGGTAAAATCTATATCAAACCTACAAGATCCCTTGAATTTATTGATATAACATTCTACATAACTCCAACAGGAGCGTCATTTGAAAATATCTAAAAAAATAAAAAATAAGAAGAGGGGGACATTGTTCCCCTTTTTTTATTTAACACAATATTTATTATTATGAATTATAAAAAAATTGTCAGAGAAATTATTTCGGAAATCATTCAGGATAGAATGATGAAACCAACCATGAAGTATTATGCTTTTGACTGGGACGACAATCTTATGTATATGCCGACAAAAATTTATTTAAAAGATGAAGACGGAGAAAGTGTTGGTATGTCAACTGAAGATTTTGCAGAGTATCGATCAGAAATTGGTAAAGAACCATTTGATTATGAGGGACATACTATAGTAGGTTTTGATGATGACGCATTTAGAGACTTCAAAGTTACCGGAGATAAAAAATTTTTAGTAGATGCAATGAAAGCACCTATAGGTCCTGCATGGGATGATTTTGTTGAGGCGATAAATAATGGATCAATTTTTGCAATTGTTACCGCTAGAGGTCATACACCAAGTGTTTTAAAAAATGCGGTATACAATCTCATTAAGAGAAATATGCACGGACTTAATGAAAAAGAGATTGTAAAAAATTTAAGAAAGTATAGAGAAATTGCTGACGAAGAAGATATGACGGACGACGAACTTTTGAGGACTTATTTAGAGATGTGTAAGTATCATCCTGTGACTTTTGGTGAAGGTTCAGCTGCGAACCCTGAAGAATTAAAAGTAAGTGCAATGAGACAATTTATGGAGTACGTTAAAACACTTTCACAAAGACTTCAAGAAAAGGCTTATATGAAAAACAAGATTAGTAATTATTTTACGCCTTATATTGGTTTTTCAGATGATGATTTAAAAAATGTAGAAACAATGAAAAAACATTTTGATGATGAATCTGGTTTAGATATTTATCATACAGGAGGAGGAAAAAAAACTAAATTTTAATTAAAACTAGGCCTAGATAAGATATAACTTGAAAAATTATTGAAGTAAATAGAAAAATTTTTATTTCATAGTATTTATAATAAAAATAAAAGAAAAAACAAATTAAAAAGATATGGCTGATTTATTAATGAAAATGCCGATTCCTTACGAACCGAAAAGGGAAAACCGTTGGATTGTAAGATTTCCATCATCACTTGGAATTAACGAGTGGTATGTTGAGACATTCTCCCGTCCTAAAATGACCATCGGGTCTACAGAGATACAATTTTTAAATACTTCAACATATGTTGCAGGTAGATTTAAATGGGATCCACTTTCTATTAAATTCCGTGATCCTATCGGTCCGTCAGCATCTCAAGCAATTATGGAATGGATTCGTCTATGTGCTGAATCTGTAACAGGTCGTATGGGTTATGCCGCAGGTTATAAGAAAAATGTTGACCTTGAAATGTTAGATCCAACAGGAGTTGTTGTTGAGAAATGGATATTAGAAGGGGCTTTCCTTTTAGGATATGATGGAGGTTCACTTTCATACAATAGTGATGCTATTGCGGGTGTGACTTGTCAAATCCAAATGGATCGTTGTGTATTAGTTTACTAAAAAAATATTTTTTCATAATAAAAACCGTTTACTTTACTGTGGACGGTTTTTTTTTATTTTTAATTTAAAAGAAAAATTATGGAAAAATATGATGAATATACTGCAGGACAACAAAACTTTAATCTACCACATGATGTTGTTCCACTCCCTTCAGGTGGTGAATTTTATAAATCAAAAAAGAAAAGTGTTAAAGTTGGTTATTTAACGGCTGCCGATGAAAACATTATATCAAATGTTGAGGTTAGAAAAAGTATAAAAGAATCTATTATACTTCCGTTATTGAGAAATAGACTTTATGAAAAAGATTTAAGACCTGAAGATTTATTAGAAAGTGATATTGAAGCAATATTAATCTTTTTAAGAAATACTTCTTTTGGTCCTGAATACAACATAACATTAGAAGATCCGTCAACAGGTAAGAGATTCCCTCATACTTTTTTATTGGATGAATTAAATATTAAAAAGACTCCCGTCAAACCTGATGAGGATGGAACTTGGACTATAGATTTACCATTATCAAAATCAAAAGTTAAAATTAAACCATTGACTCTTAGAGATACGATGGAAATTGATAGAATTATAGAATCTTATCCTGCTGAAAGAGTACCACCATCAGTTACTACCAAATTAAATAAACACATAGTGTCGTTAGATAATTCAGAAGAAAGAGTTAAAATTTCAACTTTTTGTGAAAACATGCCAATTGCAGATTCTAAATTCATTAGAAAATTTTTAAATGATAATGAACCAAGATTAGAGTTAATAAAAGAAGCAGTAGCCCCGTCAGGAGAAAAGGTATCGTTTTCGATAACCTTTGGGGTTGAATTTTTTCGGCCTTTCTTTGGCGTATAAAACATTCTTATTAGATGAATATTTTGTGTTGTCAAAACAGATGGGTATGCAGTACTCTGAGTTTTGGAACATACCAACTTATGCTAGGAAATACCTAATCAATAAAGTTATTGAACTTAATAAAAACACCTAAGTTGGGTATTTATCTTAAAAAAACCAAATGACTGAAGAAGAGTTAAAAAAAGAATTAGAACGTATTCAGAAAGAAAACGACGCTTTAAAAGGATCTGCGGCAACATTAGACAGAATTAAAGGTTCTTTAACTGAAACAACAAGCTCATTCAACCTTAATGCACAATCTTTTACAAAATACACACAAAGTATTTTTGTTGGGGTAAGTGGACTTCAGGATGCAATAGATAACATGGTTAGAAACATGAGTATTCAAGACGCTATGGGTTTTTTGGATACTGAGGCAACATCTATTCAAAATGCGTTTGGAGTATCTAAAGAAAGAATTAATGATTTCAAACAAGCGATTGCTGACGCGGCACCTGAACTTGTACAATTTGGGTTAACACAAGAAGATGCTGCAAAAATGATTACCGAATTTGGTAATGCTTTAGGTACCACAGGTGTTGTTGGTCAAGAGGCTTTAAAAGAAATAGGAGCTGCCTCACAAGTAACAGGTCAAGGTTTTGGTGAATTAGCAACCGCATTTAGAGACGTTGGGGTTTCAATATACGATGTTGGTGACAGAATGAAAGAAGTTACTGACTACGCAAAAAGTGTTGGAGTATCTGTCCAAGCAGTATCAAAGGGTGTTGTTGGTAATTTAGATAAAATGAACATGTATAACTTCGAGGGAGGTATAAATGGACTAACCAAAATGGCGGCACAAGCAGCAAGATTAGGTGTTAGTATGGACACGGTATTTAATTTTGCCGAAAAAATATTTAACCCTGAAGGTGCGATAGAAATGGCCGCTAGTTTACAAAGGTTAGGGGTGGCTTCGAGTGATTTATTAGATCCGTTAAGGGCTATGGATTTGGCGGCAAACGACCCAAAAGAGTTACAAAATGAATTAGTAGAACTAACAAAAACTTTTACCAAGTTTAACGAAAAAACACAACAGTTTGAAATAATGCCTGGTGAAAAAAGAAGGTTAAGAGAAATTGCCCAAGAAATGAACATCCCTATTGGTGAATTAACAAAAATGTCTATTAAGGCTGCTGAGTTTGATGAAAAATTAAAAAAGATCCAATTCCCAAGTTTTGCAGCCGATGAGGAAACAAAAGAATTAATTGCCGGTATGGCGCAAATGAAAGAAGGTAAGGCTGTTATTGAAGTTAAAGATCCTGAAACAGGTGAAAGAATATTAAAGGAAATAAATCAATTAACACCTGAAGATTTAGATAAACTAAAAGAGTCTGAACAAGAGTCTTCTAAAACAATAGAACAATTGGCTATTGACCAATTAGATCAATTAAAACTTTTAAATTCTCAAGTTGCAGCAGCCGCAGGAAAAACCGTTTTAGGACTTGCGAGTGCTAATGAGGTTTTAAGAGTTTCACAAGCAGGTGCTGCTATAACAAGAAGTTTGGCGGTTGAGGCAAACAAAAAATTTGGAACTGAAGATGTTAGAGGAAAAGTTTCGAGTATTGCAGCCCCTTTAGAACGAGGAGGTATTGAGGCAATTATGAGTGGTGACATAAATAAATTTACGGACCAACTTAAAATAGTTGGCGAAAATTTAATAAAATTAGAAGAAGACGTTAAAGTGGGTGTACAGGATGTTGCTTCCGAAGCATTTAAAAATACTATGGATGAAGTACTTAGAATTTATAAAGAACCTATTAAACAGATAGAAAAGAAAGAAATAGACTTTAATTTAAATACAACCATAAAATCAGAAGGTAACGTTAATATGAAACCAGAAGATTTGTTTAAGATAATGGAAGACTTTCTCAAAACACAAATTGGTATTAATACTGTAAAAACCGCGGTTAACTCAGGACAGTTACCTGAATAAAAAAAAAGATTTTTTGTATTTATAAAATAAAAGAATGTCTGATAGTACACTTTCATTTGCGGGTTCTGAGGTTTTTAGAAAACAATTATTAGTTCGAAATTTAGAACCATATAGTGTACCTGGTGCCTATACACCAAATCAACCTGCGGTAAATTACGAAACAAACTTAACCGTGAGCAACGTAATTGACTCACCAAACGATTTAGTTTCAACAAACGTTTTTGCCGAAACCCTTTATCCTTTGAATGAATACGGACCTGAAGGCGGTTTTGGTGAACCAATAGGTGTTAATAGTATTGCATCAACAAATAATCCCGAGGGTACAAATCAAGGACCTTATGACCCAAACGATACGGTACTTGATCTTGTCAATGAATTTTACATTGAAGCCGCTTATTTAAAAAATACTTGGGGACCTGAAGGTGGATATAAAGATTTGGTTATTATTACTGATGTACAATTACCGGCTCAATACTTTTCACCATATTCCTTTATACCATATTGGAATTGGTCTACCTATTCAACATATAATATAGTATTCCAAGATGACCCATTAGGGAGTAATGGACTTCTATCGACAGATAGTCCTTTAATGAAAAAAGGAGCGTTCTATTTAAAAGAATTATTTAAAGATAGAATAGATCAAGAAATTGCATCAAATACAATTGGGTTAATTAATTTAGATACAATTACTGATCCTTTTACTGCAACTTTAATTGCAACAGGACAACAACCTTTATTTACAAAAAATTGGAAAATTACAGTTCCTGAAAATCCTGTATTGGCTGCGGTGTCATTGGCAAACAGACTAACAGGTACTTATTTTCCCGCATCTTTTATTCCTGGTGATTATTTTGATGAGGTAAATCCTTATAATAATCCCGGTCAAACAAGTGAGGCACTTAATGTTGCAAATAACTTAACAGGTGGTTTATTATCACCAATATTAAATAAAACTAGAAACCCATCAGAAGTTTTTGTTGCCAATACAGGTGGTGGTACAAGATCAGTTTTATTCGCATCTTTAAATTATAACAAATATAGACCATCATATAACACTGGTTTAATACAAGGTATTTCAGCGTTATTTGGTAATTTAGTACAACAAGATACACCCGCATCAGGTGGTTTTTATGTTGGTAGTAATAATGCCGACCCAAGTTTAATTGATTCACCACCAAATGAGGTTCCTGTTAATGAATTTGGACAACAAGAGGCCGCTATAGTTTATGGACCTCAAGAGTTAGGTATTCTTTACGAAGGAAATATAGGACAACTACAATTTGGTTTAGCAGGTAAATCATATACAAATGATGGTGGTATAACAGGTCAACTTGTATGGACATCACCAAAATATAACCCTAATGCCGGATGGAAAGTAGGTAAAGGTGCTGACCCTAAGTTTGTTGACGAAGAGTTCAATGAAATACAAGCCGATTATAATAGATACAGATCAACAGATATTGACTTTAAACCGGGATCAATTTTAGATAAAACTCAGAGGTTAGTTGAATCTGCAGATCAAGTACAAGGACAAACAAGATTAAAACACGTTGGAAACGCAATAAATCAAATTTCAAAAGTTTTTAATGACGGATATAAAGAGATTACAAAAGGTTCACAAGTTTTATCCTACTCTGATCAAGCAACAGGACAAGAAGCGGGAATTGAGTATTGTAGAATTTTCCAAAAAGACACACCATATTTTACCTACGCAGATTTACAAAAAACTGATGGTATTACAAATGCGGGTAGAAGATTTACATATTCGGTTTTTGACAACACATATAATTTAAATATTGCTCCACTGAGAGATCCTGGATCAACAAATATTGTTGATGGTAAAGTAAAAAAATATATGTTCTCTATCGAGAACTTAGCTTGGAGAACATCAAATAGACCGGGATATACTTATGATGACTTACCATCTTGTGAAAAAGGTCCTAACGGAGGAAGAATTATGTGGTTTCCACCATACGATTTAAAATTTAGTGATGACTCAAAACCGGATTTTAATACAACAACATTCTTAGGAAGACCTGAACCAATTTACACTTATAAGAATACTAGTCGAAGTGGTCAGTTAAGTTGGACAATTTTGGTTGATAATCCATCTATGATGAATACCATAATTGAAAAACAACTTGCAAATGTTGCAAAAGAAAGAATAGATTCGATTATAGATTCGTTTTTTGCTGGTTGTACCAAATATGATATTTACGAATTAGGTATTAAATTTAATACCATCCCGACAAAGGATTTATACACATATCAACAAGTTTTAAATAACCCAAGATTAACAACTGAAGAATACGTACAGACATTAGAAAGTATCGGATCAAACTCTTCAGGGATTGATAATTCCTCAAGCTCAACAGGTGGAGATGGTGCATTGAATATAAACGGATCTAGTAGTAGTGTAACTACGGATTCAGGTAATAGTCAACTAAGTAATCAAGATTTTGAAAAATATGTTGGATATGGTTTTTATTTCCATAACGACTTACCTGACCCAAATACAGAACTTACTGTTGCAACCCAACCTTTTAATGTGTGGTATAATCAATACTTGGCTTTACAAGGTACTAAATACGTTACAAGTGCCCCTGAAAAAGTTTATGTTGGAAACGAAGAGTTTGAAAAATCAGGTATACCACAAATGTTTAGTAAAGTTGTTCAAGGAAACTTCAACAAGATACAATCTGAATTACTAAAATTAATGGACG